ATGTCTTCGGCTGATTCAAATTCGTTCGGTGATAGCCCCGTTGCCAGGGCTATCTCCCAAACTATTCTGCTGAGGCTTCCGACTGCGTGGCTTTTGGGTTTGCCTCACCCACTATCACTTCGGAAATGGTTTCCGTCCATGCTTCGATTGGCTTGACTGGTTTTCCAGCCGCTTCCCGCTTCATGGCGTGATATGCAAGAAATACTAAATCGGATATACCGATTTTCTCTTGCGCTTGGGAAATGGTGTGACCCGAATGTTTTTCCCAACGAACCCATTCAGGTGGCGCAGCCGTGTACGTAATCTGCGTCCCGTCGTTATATTCAATTGTGATTGGTAACTTCATTTTGTCTCCCGATTAGTAGTTTTTAACTGAATGTTTCGGTTGGTGTTCCAACCACAACAAATGATAGGTCAACGGTCTGCGCGTCAGGTGCTGCCCCGCCGACTGCTGGAAATACTGGCATTACATTAAAGGCAAAAACCGCACCAGTCACGGCAGTGAGTGAAACCGCCAAAGTTGTATTTGGTGCAGTCTCGCATGCAGTCCACAACGCTTCGCACAATGATGAGGCAGCGCCCCAGTCTGCAAGCATTGAAACGTCAAATGTCCACTGGTCGTCAATGTGCTTGTAAGCCTTGCCGTCAAGTGTTTGATACGTTTCCACGGTTGGTGAATTCGCAAGTGTTGCACTGGTCGCCTGTGCGTCGTAATTTACGGTTGCAATGGTCACGACTAAATCGCGACCAGTTATGATTGTCGTTGGCATTTTGTCCCCTATGTTGTCTGTGTGTAGTACGTCGAAACGTTTATGTCAGCAACCAGCATTGGGCTTTGTCCTACTTCCAACACGGTCGGCTTTTCAACAACGCCAACAACGTATCCTGCGGGCATGGCCGCAAGAATTCCTATGATGAGTTTTTCCAGGTTATCTAGTGAACCTGCGTTGCTATTGGAAGCAACAATGGCAGTGATTGCAAAATTCAATTTGACTTGGGTTTTGGCTTTACCAATTAAAACTACTTCCATAAACGGTGAATCGGGCACAATTACTATTGCAGGTGGGATTGGCGATTCGGGAACGGACGCGTAGCACGTAGCAGATAAGGCACTAAAGGCGTTTGCTAAGGCTGCGCGTGTTTCGGCAATTGAATTGGCTGGCATTATTGACAAACCGTTTCAACGTCTAAAAATGGCATAAGCAATGTGGACACACGGTTGGTCAAACTGCGACCCATTCGGTAAGGCGTACTGGCAAAATCTACGCCTTCAATCTGACCGCCTGCTGCGACGCGTGACTGAAAAACTTCAACGCTGACTGCAAGAATGGCTGATTCAATTGGCGCACTTGTGGCGTAAATATCGGCTGCTGAATAGCCTGAAAGTGTTGCCGTGCCTGTTGGGATTATGTCGCGCAAAGTCACGTTTGTTGAAGTGAGTGCTGCGGTAAAATAGTAATCGTAAGAATCAACAACGACGTGCGTTGCCGTAAATGGTGCTGGCAAACCAGTCACAATGACGGATTGACCAGTCACAAAATGATGTTCACGTTGCGTGTAAAAATAAGCAACGTTTGTGTCTAATTTGTAGGCGTTAATTGCTGAGGTGTTTGCAACAAGCATTGGCAAGATGACCGCTTCAGCAGTGTTAATAATTTCGTCTAGGTATGCGTCAGAATAAAGTGAAACGGACACACCAAGCACCGTGCGCAATTGACTTGCAGTGACAATGGCTGGCATGTCCGTTTCCTTTCGACTGCTGCGGCGGAATCGGGAGAAACCGCCGCATGATTAGTTAGTGGCGATTAAGCCTTGTTATTTTTAAACGCACCAGCGGCAATTTTTGTTGCTACTGCACCAAATGAATACACGCCCACGGTAATTGAACCGTCAGCAGTTGATTCTGCGCGTAGTTGGTATGAAGTACCTTCGTACCATGTGTATGAATCAGGGTTGACGATTAGCAATGTGCCGTCTCCGTCACCGCCGTTAGTTGGGTCAACGTACAAATTCAACCCCGCGACGTTCCCAGTCAAACTTGTTGGCACTGAAACACCAGGTTGATTCATAGGATTTGAAACCTGTGAATAAATTGGACGTCCAGCATCATTCAAAGTCATTAGGTTTGACCACTGGCCAGTTGACGCAATCATGTTGCGTGCAAATGGATTTGCAAGTCCAGCAGTTGCGCCATAAACGCTTGCAGCACCGCGACCAATAATTCCAAGCAGTTCAGCAGCGGTTGGGTATGTTGCAACTGTTGTTGCGTCAAGTGACGCGCCTGAAATTAGCACGCCGTTAACGTATGAGTTTTGCGCCTTAGCCATGGCTGCAATCATGTTACGAAGTAACTCGTCATAAAAGAGGGGCGAAGTTCTAGTCAGCAATTCCACCGAAAATTTTTGACTGCCCGCAAATTTTTGGACACTAACGCTAGTGAACGCGGAATTTTGGTCAGTTTCTGAAAAGGCTGCGTCTTCTGCTACAACTGCAACTGTTGGTGCAACTGTAATTTTTGGAATCTCAAAAGTCATACCAGCATCAGGCAATGCACCGCGAGAAATCGCGTCAATGCTTGGGCGGATTGTTGTTGATAGTCCGTTGATAACTTCTGACAACTGACGTGTTGGAACAAGTCCAGCGTTGTCTGTTGTGTTGTCTGCTGCCAAAACATATTGGCGTGCGTTTTCGTCACCTGTTGCAGCAAGAACCTTATTTTCAAGATACTTTGCAGCAGTTAACTCAATGCGTGGTGTTGACTTCCAGCCACCCACTGCGTTTGATTGTGCGGTTACTGACTGTGCGGCTTCGACCGTCTCTACGGCTGAAGCGTCATTGACGGTGTTTTCCACTTCGTCTCCTTCTGTTGTTGGTGTGACTTCAGGTTCAATTGTTGAATCTGAAACTTGTTCTTCTTCGCCTGTTGTTGCTGCGACTTCAGTGACACGTGATGAACGGATTGCTGGTTCGCTAGTTAATGCAACCCCAGTGAGTTCACCCTTCAAAATGCGCACTGTTCCGTCTTTAAGTGTCTCATATTCGTCAAATGAAACTTCAACGCTGAATCCGTCGCGCAAACCTTCTTGCGCTTCAACAAGTGCGTCAGTTCCAGCAGTTGTGTTTGCAATTTTAAAAGTTGCTTCAATTCCTTTATCGTTTGATTCAATTGAAAGTGTTTTGCCAATTCGGCGTGTGCGGTCGTGTTCAAGATTAAGCAACACGGCCGTTGCTTCGATTGAACCAGCGGCAAATTGAACCTTGCCAATTGACGCGTTGCCAGTTTCCTCAAACGTGACAATGCGACCAGTTATTGTGCGACTGTTGGTATCTGCCGCCGTGATTTGCATTGGTGTTATGACTTTTTTCATAGCAGTAGGTCTTCTTCCTCGCGTATTTCGTCAATTGACATTGCGCCAATTCGATTCAAGATTTCGTACACTTGCGCACGTTCGTAAGGATTGCCACGCAAGAAATCGTCAAGGTCAAAACGCACTTTGTTGCCTGCTGGTGTGAAATCGGCAAATGACAAGCGTTCTTCAATTATGGACATGTAATTTCTGAAAGCAAAGTCCACTAGGTCGCGCCTCTTGTCCAAGGCGTTGGAATATGTGAACGTGGATTGTTGCGCGTCAGTAAAATAGGCTGGAAGCCCTGCTGCGCGTGAAAGTTCAAGTGCAACGTAGTTTCGGGCTTCATTTAACTGCAAATTCTTTGGGTCATACCCAAGTGTCTCCAGGGTAACGTCAGCGTTTAAAAATGCGGTTGATTTGTTAGCACGTGCGGTGCGCCATGCGCTCAATAACTTTGCAACGCGGTCTGCTGGCAATGATGTTCCGTTTGATTTCAAAACCATTTGAGGAATTGGTTCAACCGCAAAATTCATTGCTGCACGCTCTAAGGCTGCTGCTGCACGCACGGTGCGACCTGCGCGACTTAGTAAGCCTTCTTGGAAGCCCTGGAAAACAACAAGGTTTGCTGGGTCAACGTAAGCACCGTCAATTGCATAAGATGCAATTTCATAACCCATGCCGTTTGTTGTAATTGTTATGCGCTCAGGTGCAATACGTTCCATTGCGCGAATTTTGCCTGTGTCTGCGTACCTATCCATAACGTATGCGTACGCACTTGGGAAAAAGAACAAATCAGAAATAATCCATGCCCAAAATGTTGAACCTGGGATTCGTGGGTCAGGCTGGTTGATAACGCGTGGTTGCGTAACCTTTTCGCCTGTTGCTTCATTGCGTGTGTGCATTGGCAAAGACGCAATTGTCTGAATGATTCCCAGTGCGCGCGCTACGGTTGGCACACTCATTGCTTCAGCGCGTGAGGCCGTAACTATTCCACCGAATAGGAATAAATTACCTACTTCACTGTAATAAGGTGCAACCGCAGCGGCGTCCACGTTTGTGGCTTCGACTGGAACGGCAGCCTCAACCCGTGGCGTGAATAAATCAAAAAATCCCATGCCCGAATTGTGTCAGGCTTATACGTTTAGCCCACCATTATGTCAAGGTCATTCTCCGGGCGTGTCGCAAAGTGTGAAACGAGACTAACGGCCACTGCGCCACAAACAACCGACTGTGACGCCCTTCTTCCAATAACCCACCCGCCGTCACCACGACGCAATTGCACCGCAGCCAAAACTTCTTCCGAAAGTTGGCTTTGCCCTTTGTGTTTAAGACGCCCACTGTTAATTGCTGAAAGCATTTCGTCGCATGCTTGCGGGTAACTTGCGTCCATGTCATAAACAGGAATTCCAGCAGGTGCAAGGCGCGCAGCGACCGCGCCACTGGTCTTTCGACTGTAAAGCACGTATTCGGTCGGATACCTGCGGGCATAGTCTGCCAATTCGTTGGCAATGGCTTTATCGTCCAATTGTAATTCATTTGACCAGGTGTGCAGTAATTTGACCACAAAAGATTCACCGCCCAATTTCTGAGCCCCAACAAGTGAAGCAAATTTCCTACACGGTGAAAGGTCAATTGCAAGCCACGTCAATTTGTCAGGGTCAAGGTCAACGGTCTTGTCCAGGCAATTGCCCCAACTGGCAGAATCCACGGCGCTATTTATGGCCACAACCCAACGGCACAACACTTCAGTCATTACGACGTCAGGTGGGTCGTTCAGCACGGATTTTATGTTGTCAGCGTGAATCAGTGTGCCCATGGACGGATTTGCGTGCCTTGCATTTTCAACGCTTATTTCGTCCGTTGGTGCTGACCATTCAAAATATCCAATATCGTCTTCGACCCCCGCAATGCTGGCCAATGCCCTGTCCCGAAATTGGTTCAGCACTACGGAGGAAGAATCGCCCGCATTTGTGTACGCCATGACCATGGGATTTGCCGCAGCCATGAGCGTGTACCTCAACGAGGCAAAACTCTCAATGTCGGTCATTTCACGCAGTTCGTCCAGGTGAATTGTCGAAGGTCGGGAAACACCACGGGCAGCAGAACCACCCGCGCGTACAATAAAGCGATTGCCTGCCATTGTCTCGATTTCTTCACCGCCATGTTGCCAACGAATCTTCTTGACCTGTTTTGCCAGTGAATCATTCTTTTCAATAATCTGAACCATTGCCCTGAACTGCTCAAGTGATGTGGACAAGCGGTGAGCCGAACCAATCTGCAAGTTTTCTTTCCATAGGAAAAGGCCACCAAGGATTCTTATCAGTTGCAAAAATGATTTTCCGTTTTGACGTGCGACCACGATTGTATTTACAGGCGTAGCCCACCGACCGTCAGGCTTGACCTTGTGTGTGTGAATAAGCGCAAATTTCTGCCATTCTAAAAGTTCAATGCCCAGGCTGCTGGCTAAATCAACCAATTCACCCCCGCGTGAGGGTAAATCGTTCAATGGTGTGTGAATTCTAGGCGTTTGAACGCCAAATAAGGCGTTTTGCCCTTCTGCGTCCCTACCCAAAACCGTTTGAAGCCCGTTTGAGGCTTCTAGGGGGTCTTGGTGACCTGTTATGACCTTCTCAGTCATTTTCGTGGCTTCTTGAGCCGTTTTGGGGGGAATTTAAAACAGGAAGGGTCAGGGGTGTCGCCGTGCTATTAAAAAACCGCCCCCCTTTGCGTGAATTGCACGAAACACACAACGTTTGCAGGTTTGATTCATTATCGGCATTTCCTTCACCAAACAAGTGTCTTGGAACTATGTGGTCAACCGAATTGCCTTCCATACCGCAAGCCTGGCACGTGTGACCGTCGCGTTGCAATATGCGTTGACGTATCTTGCGCCATTGGCTTGTGCTGCCATTGTCTTTCAATGCACTGGCCATTAGAAGTAATTCCTTTGCTGATGAAACGCCCATGCTTTGCATGGTGTTTGATAACGAATTGTAATGTATTTAAGAGTTGCGTCTATTTGTCTAAATGGGTCTAAGTCACGGTAGTGCTTGGACTTCATCTGACCCAATCCGAAGTGCGACCCGTTCTTTGCAGTATATGACCAACGCGATTCCTTTGTAATTATCTTGTTGAAGCATTGGAATTCTTTGTAGTCAAGAATCCTAGAATGTGCATATAACTTCAAATGGTCTATCGAATAATTGGCTGCATTGGCAGGGCTTGCCCCTAGCAGTGCGATTAGGCTAGTGATTGACAACAACCTTTGTATTCTTTTTCTATCTATCTTTTTAGTTTTTAGATACTTTGAAAGATATTCATTCTTGGTTTTACCCACGAAATGCGTGGTGTTGTTGTATGCGTCAAGCGTACACCCCCTCGTCAAGGGTTGAATAACTTTACGCGTGGCCTTGGGCGTGTCCCACAAGTTTTCCACCGTTGTGGATAAACCATGTTGATAACTTTTCACTGTCCACCCCAGCCTTTTCCTTTGAATGAGACACCGAAAGTTGAGTAGGTGCGGCTCATGTTTTGACCGCAGCAGATTGGGTTGCTTTCGTCGTGGATTGACTTATCCACCTCAACACTGATTTGGCACACCGTGCATTTAAACTCATAGACTGGCATTTGAAGTCCCTATGTGCGCAACCCCCATGACTTCGCACTTGGTGCATTGAATCACTTCCACACCGTCGGGAAGGTTGTCCGTTACCTTGTGGATTACCTGTTTCGTTATCTTTTTGCATTTTCTGCACTCAAACTGAACTGTGTCCATAGTTGCTTCTCCTAAGGTTTTCAATAGGTTGCAAGTTGATTTGTGTTACCCACCAATTTGGTTGCTTACTGTGTCGGTATTTTGGACGTTTAGCCATAGCAATGGGAATCCAACCCGCAATGAAGAAATGCGGTGATTCACCAGTAACCAGGATTGCCACGTCGTCAGTGCGGTCGTATTCGTGAATTATGAGTTGGCCTGCAAGGTACTTAGTCCAACGCACTTCAAAGTGTGAACCTACGTCAGCCTTGGTTTTGCCCTTTTGCTCAAATGGGTCAAACTCAACGTTTAGGTATTTTGCAACTACCCATTCACTGCCAATGCTTTGCGCATCTTGTGCAATGAGGTCATGCAGTGATTTCTCAGTTGAGTAACCGCCTGGGCGTGTTTGCCAATAGTCCCTGTTGGCCTTAGCCAAATGAATTGCTGCGTCGTGGCACGTAAATTCTTCCTCACGCGTTAAGGTCATTTTCAACGGCAGCCCACACAAAACCAAATAATCTTTTCATTGCCATAGCCTTTTTGATAGCCAAATGCGTCAAATCTGACAAGACTAGAACATTTGTCACACTGTTCCATTTTGTATTCTTCGACCACTTCGCCATTCTTGAGCAGTTTGCCCACCATGGTTTGCGGGTTGATTATCTCCATGTAATCGCTCATAGAAACATTGCCCCAATCAGAAGCAAAACCAAGACAACTTCAACGCACACTATTATTTTGACTAAGCGTTGTTTTGTCATACTTGTGGCTTCCAAGTTCCGTCGCTGGTAAAGACGTACCACAATGGCTCACACTGGTCAGGCTTCTTGCCAACGCAAGAAAAGTTAGCCCAATCCTTGCCTGTTTTTGCACTTGTACCAGTGCGCCAAACGCGGTGACCATGCTTGCATTGGGGTGATTCCTTAACCAGTTCCCCACCCAATTGTTTGGATATTTCTGCAATGCCTGAGGCAAGTGTTGGCACACCAGCAGCAGCAACTTCTTCTTCGGTCTTGTAACTTGGGACGTCACCAAATTTGGTTGTCCAATAGTCGTATTGTTTGTCCGTGTTTGCAACCTTTGCTGACGTCTTTTCAACCTGTTCCATTATTTCCTTAGTGCTTCTCTCAGCCCCACCCATGACCAGTTGTTGTACCCTCATAATCGCTGACGTAACTGTGTCTTCCACAAACCAGCGTTTCATGTTTTGTTGGTACGCGCCCTGATAGCCGTAGGCATAGTCAATGCCCGCTGGACGGGAATCATCTTCATGGCGAAAGGCTTTTGCTTCAACCAGGACGTAGCCCTTGTCAGCATTAAACTCAAAAATGCTTGTTTCAATCCGTCCCAGTGGATAAGTTCTATTCCAGCGTTCTAAACGCTCGCGGCTTGCTTCGTAATTATCCAAGAATCCCATTTATTTCACTTCCCTTTTGGCTTGTGATATGTGGCGACTGATAGCACGCCCGCGTGTATAGCCTTCACGGCTTCCGTCTTTGTGTCCCCATGAATAACCCAGGGCAGCGGCTAGGGTGCAAAGCACACCGATTAGGAATAAAGCCCGCAAAGTCTGCGGGTCTAATAAGTCAACAACCATTTTGAATTCTCCCGATTCTTGGTGGTAACGACTACCACCTGCACTCAGGGTGACGCATAAGGCGCGCCAAATCAAGAACCTTGCGTGTTTGTCGGCGTGTCACCTGACTTTGCCTTGGATTTTAGTCCGTTTCCAGCAAGCACACCGCCCAGCGAACCAGTCAAGAAAATGGCCAGGGTTTTCAAAAGGTCAATAAAGGCTGCGTCATTGGGTGCTTGTGCCCCGATTGGCTGGGTGACGAATATCAACGCGTACGTTATGCCAACGGTGACAATTAAAAACACGGCTGCAAGTGTTGAACCAATTATCAAAATTAACTGCGCGTGGACGTCCTCAGGTGCGCGTCGGCGTGCTGGTTTGTGGTGTTGTGAATCCAAGTATGTCGTCAGAACACGTTCCAGTGGGGATACATTGCGGTTTTTGGCACTCAGGTTTTGACCAGTTTTCATATTCTTGGCACTCATAACGTGTCCAACCCTGATACCCACACGCAGTCAGGATTAGCGCAAGTGCCCAAGCCAATCCTGCTGCGGTGAGTTTTCGGGTTACTTCCCCGTTAACCCGAAACTCTTATCCTGCGGATTTAACCAGCGCAAAACAACTGGTGCGACCGCTGCAACGCCTGCCATTGCAAGTGTTTTTGGGTCTGTCACACCTGCCATGTATAAGGCGAGCGCGGCTGCCATGAATGAGCGTGCCCATGAGGCGATTAAGGCTTTGGCTTTGTCCATTTTTTTGTTTTCTCCTTTGTCGGTTTTTCTCCCGATTTTGGTATTCCAACTGTTGGGTGTTCGCCCTTGTAAGGTACGAATTTGGGAATTCCAAACCCAACAATCTCTTTGCCAACGTTGCGCACCTTTACCATGACCATGCCACCATTTCGTTGGTCGCCTGTTCCACTGGTGTTGCCTTCAATCGTTACGCATGTTTTGTCGTCAATCAAACCCACAACAATTCCAATATGAGAAATGCGGTCAACGCCGTCATGAGGAAAATCCATGAAAGCCAAATAACCCAACTGTGGCATATTTGACCAACGGTTGATTTCTTTAAACTTATGCGCACCAATTGCAGTGCCCACAACTGAGTGAATCTTGACGCCCGCTTGTGCGCAGCACCAGTTGACGAAAGAACCGCACCAAGGTAGTCCGTCGGCCTTTGTAAATTTGCCGTACTTGGTGAGGTTGTTGCCTTCCTCAATTGTGCCAATTTCAGCCTTTGCGATTTCAATCAGCGCAGCCGAAGTGCCTTGCGGGTAAGTCATAAACCAAGTGCCTTCAAGTCATTAGCAGTTAAACCAAGTGCAGCAAGTTTTGCTTCTGCTGTTGCTTTGTCGGCTTTGGCTGTATCTGCTTCGGCTTGTCGTGCTTCCGCTTCAGCCTTCATAACTGCTTGATTTCTCAGCAATTCGTCAAGCAATTCTCCAGTTGCTTCAATATCTTTACCATTAAGTGAAATCATTATTTTTTCGCTCATTATTTTGCCAATCCATAGATGCTAATTTGACCAGTCATAGTTGGAGCATCAGTTATCATGCTCAATCCTGTAAATTGCGTTGAGTTTTGTTTGTAAAAACCACCAAAAGTGTATCGTTGGTTAGTTCCACCCATAGTTGAAAACACACCAGATTTAGTTGATGTAGCCAAATTAGGATTGCTTAAGTTAATAATTGAAGTTGTAAGTATATTAGTGGCAGCAGCAATAAAAAATCCTGTTGTTGATGTTCCTGCTAGATTTGTTAAAGCACCTGATTGCATATAAGACACCTGCGTGAAGTAATCATTAGATGAATTATCTGCGCCACCTGAACGCAATTTCATTTTAATATCAGCCCCAGCAGATGTCGTTGTTGTCGTAAAAACAATTTGATAGTTGTCATAAGTTGAGGAAAATAAACTGTCAATAGAAATGCTGGTTACGGCTGAAAAGGTAGTGGTGTTGATTAAAGTTAATCCGCTTGAAACAGTTGCAGGTGCAGCCCATTTCAAACCTGTTGCTTCTGCCGAATCTGCCGTAAGGATTGTGCCATTTGCACCAACGCCAATTCTGGCATCTACTGTTGTAAAAGTAAATAAATCGCCCTTAGTTGTCAATGGTGTAACGTCTGCCGTCGTTGTCCACGCTGGCACACCGCCTGAAACTGCTAAAACTTGACCAGTTGTACCAATTGGAAGGCGCGTGTTTGTGTTTGCCGTTGCTGATGAATAAGCAATGTCACCTAGCGTTGTGCCTGGTTGCAGTGCTTTTAGCCGTGTGTCAACGCCTTGCAATGCCACCTCGAAATCTGCTGGCAAATCCGTTACAAGGTCAGTGGACGTAGGAAGAACAAAACCATAGTTCGAGGTCGGGTTCGTCAATTGAGTTTCCTTTCGTTAAGCGACTATTGTCGCATTTTCCCAGTTAAGTGTCGGCGACACGCTTGACCAAATTTCAGTCACGGGCACGTCGTCCCAAGCCATTGCCTGCAATGAGTAGGCAAGTGGTGAAAGTAGCAAAGTGACCGATAGTTGGTTGTAGGAAGCCTGAAACGACCAGCCTTCGACAAAACCCTGAAATGCGCCTGCGCTCATATTTAAAGGAAGGTTGTTGAGTGCCACGGCTTCACCCATAAAAACGCCAATAAGATTGTCGCGGTCAGAATTGTCCAATTCAGGATTTGTCAGGTCAAATGTAATTTCGCTAAATATTGGTTGAGGTTGTTTTCTGAGTGACAAATAGAAATCTGCTTGACTTTCGGCGTCAACTGCGTTGTGCAGGGTTGTTGAAATGATTTGGGCAAGTGTGCCGTATTGACCAATTGAAGTTGTGTCGAAGGCCGTTTCCTCAGCGGAACTGGTTGCGCCATATTTGATTGTTAGATAATTTCGAACGTCTCCTGCACGGGTTTCAATTCTAAGTCCTGCGCCTCGCGCCTGGTTTGCGTCAAGGTCAACGTAGCCATTGGCTGCAAGGTATGTGGTGCGGTGTGTCGAATCTGCATATTCAATTTGTCCCAGTGCGTTCTCAGAAATATAGCCCAATCCTGACGTTGCTAACGCTGAAACTAGTGAATAAACGTCAATTGTTTCACCTGAGCGTGCGGCCAATTCGTAATTTCCTGGGGTATCTATTTCGCCAAGTCCGTTGTTTTCTGCATTTGCCCAAGTAGTAGTTGGCTCATAAGTTGCCCAAGTAACTGCACCAGCAACTTCAGCCCATGAACCGAACAAAACCGCATTTAAAATTGTTGCAATTTGATTGCCGTCAAAATCTTTTGAAAGCACACCTTCAGTCAATGACTTTGGCAAACGGGCAAGCGCACCAAGTGCGGTGATTGAATAAGTCTGCGTGAACATGGTTGAACCCACGTCACGGACTTCCAACCCAATATCAACCACGTTGCCACCAAAGATTGCAACAAATACGTTTGACGTGTTTTTGACCGAAACACTGATTGTTGAGTTGATTGCCACTGGCACGATTGCTTGGGCAAGGTCAATTAACTGAAGGTTGACGTAACCTGCCTGCGCCTGTTCATAGATATTTGTCCGACCGCTGCGAATAACCAGGTTTGCCAAAACCGCGTCAGTATATTCAACGCCGTCAATTTCAACTTTCCAAACGGGATTCCACTGTGTCATTAGATTGCCACAAGCGCGGTTGCACCACCCGTGCCGCGATAGTAAGAACTATTAAGTGTTTCAACAATTGTGCGGGCAGTGCCCTCTTTGTCAATTGCCCCGTTAACTGTAATGCTGATACGGGCTGCATTTTGTGAATCGGTGAACCCACCGCCACCCATAGCCGCCAAACGCGCCGCGTTCTGTGAATCAGTAAATCCACCACCACTTGCTGCCACTGCAACGCCTGCTGACATTACTGCTGCGGCTACGCCACCACCGCCACCACCGCCACCACCGCCACCAATTGACGGTGTTGGAATTGTTGGTATTTTTGGAACAGAAGTTGAAATGCCTGGGGTGGTTACTTTTGGAACGCTTAATGTTGGTGCATTTATTTTTGCAATATCCTTGCCGCCAAAAATGTTGTTTGCAAAATTGTAGGCAGAAATCAAAGCGTTGATTCCAGCAATTGCACCTGATATGAGAAAGTTTAACGCACCAACAACTTTGCCAATTACGTCAATGACGCCGCCTGCTATTTTGCCGGCAATTTGTAGTGCCCCGCCTAAAACTGTACCAATTACGGGGGCAAGATAAGTTGAAATAAACGAACCGAACGTTTTAAAGGTTTCAAGGTTGTCCCCAATAGCGTCTTTAACATAACCAAATGCCTTTACCAAGCCATTCATAATTGGTGTGAATACTGCCGAAATTAGGTTGCCAACTTGTGTGATGTAACCACCAAGACCACCACCCTCAAGACTGAAAGCGTTTGAAAATGCGTTAATTGCTGGCAGTGCATTTTGGTTAATGAAGTTGATAACCTTTTCAAGTATTGGCAATAAAGCAAAACCAATTGTTTCTTTGGCTTCGTCAAATGCCACTTGCATGCGGGCAATGCGTCCAGCGTAAGTGTCAGCGTTGCGCGCTGCTGCCCCGCCAAATAAATCTGACAATTTACCTTGCACCTGCGTGAAGTCCATTGTTTTTAATTCAGCAGATGAAAGTCCTATGCCTAATTTCCCCAGGCTTGCCGTATTTCCGTCATAAGCCTTGCCCAGCGCGTTTGCAACGGTTTCTAGTGGCTTGCCAGTGGCAGTTGCAATATCTAACGCGGTTGTAAGTAAATCTTGTGCCTTCGTAATGTCGCCCGTTGAGCGAACCAAACGACCCAAGGCTGGACGCAGTTGGTCGTCAGCCACACCTGTGGCGAGTGACATTTTAAGAATAGATTGTTCCGTTGCTGCTATTTGCGCCGTGGTTGCCCCTGTGGCGTTCTCTAAGGCTAGGGCTAATTGTGTCTGCGCCTTTTCATCTTCAACGGCGGCTTTGACGCCTTCAATGCCTATTTTGACGGCGTAAGCACCAGCAGCAGCGGCAGCGGCAACAAACGCCGCGCCAATCATTTTGCCAGTCTTGCCAATCTTGTCCCCAAATGTGTCAACGTCTTGGGTTGCAGATTTCAGCGACTTGTTGAGATTATCAACGTCACCAAGAATGGAAAGTTTGAGGGTACGACTACCAGCCATTAGTCATATTCCTTTACTATTTTAGAAAATGATTCTTCCCACTTTTTAATGATTTCGGGTTGAACGCTTCGTAAGGTTGGGTAGATAAACCAGCCGCGTGAACCGCGACCTTCGCGCCCTGACCACACTGGAAATTGCTTGTACTTGTTTGAACCAAATTCAACGCCGCCCCACACCTGCTGAGTTGTTGCGCCACCACTTAATTTCTGCCCAGCATAACCAAAACTGATTTCACCAACTTTGGAAGACTTTGAAACTTTTGAACCGTCGGCCACGCGATTGTCAACCAGGTTACGTGTACGGCTTGACGCGGTTGCCTTAATCTTGCCCTGGACGTAAGTTGCCAGTTCACTGGTTGCTTCTTTGGCTTGTGCTAGTGCTTGGTCGTCCATTGCTTTAAAAGAACGAACAATGGCGCGCAATTCATTCTTGTCGTAACTGATTGCATCACTCGCCATTTGCTCGCCTTTCCAAAATCTCAATGACCGTCAAAATGTCTTCGGCTGATTCAAATTCGTTCGGTGATAGCCCCGTTGCCAGGGCTATCTCCCAAACTATTCTGCTG